TATTTGAATAAGCAATATCCAAATCAATGGCTCCGCAATTACAGACCAACGATTCCAAGAAGGGACAGTTAGAATTATGCTCTGCCAAGTCATTCATTCTTTGTCCTCTTGGTTTTCCCTTTGCTTTGCTAAACATTTGGTACAAGAAACCTGACCATCAAGGTCTACTGCATAATCGTGTATGCATACGGATTTGTATGTACCCCTCATATGGATTCTTGGTTTAATCATTACTCCACCTCTCCTATTAGAAAAACTTCCATACTAGCCACACAAGTAAAATTGATACAATAATCGCGCTGGAGTAGAACGCAGTTAATTCACTCGTTCCTCTTCCTCTCCCCGAGCGAGGGCGACATTTTCTATATATTGTAACCGTTCATTTTGAGTCCTTCCTAATCCTGATAAAGTTTTCCATATTCTTAGCAGTACCTTTGTGATAGTCGTTGCCGCCATCAACTGCAATTTCGCCACACTCACACCATACAAGGTCGTGGCGATGTTTACTTTCAACAATCGTTCCGCAGAGTTTACAACGGGCTTTGTTCATAATGTACTCTGTTTGATACATTATTCCTTCACCTCGCTTATAGGTTCAACTATTTCCAATCGCTCCAAGATGAATCGGACTGGTTGGATTAGGATTTCAAAGTCCTCAACGCTGATTTGATTGCGGACTGCAATTGCGGCGAAGGCGTAGGCGGAGGCGGAGGCGTAGGCGTAGGCGTAGGCGGAGGCGGTGGCGTAGCCAATTCGGTCTCGTGTTTTGGTGTAGGCGGAGGCGTAGACCATTCGGTCTCGTGCTTTGTAATTCACAGCGATTATTTCTATTTCCTCTTTAGTAGCAGTCGGCATCCATTCTAGGAACTTTTTTGCTTGGTCAGCGGAAATGGTGTCAGTATTATCTGATACCCAAGGTTGTGTAGTCATTATGCACCTGCCTCTCCTCTGGCAATTTCAACACAGCGTTTTAATATATCAGTAAGCCAGTATTGTCTATCATCGCCATCGTATTCATTTATTATGTCTTGTGCTATCTGTTCACGAACTGCTTGTTCCATCATATCAAATTCAGCATCTTTAGTCATTGTGCAACCGTATAATTTCCAACATAACCTATCCTCGCATCTCGCGCATACATTGCGCCGTATTGATCGCCGTCAGCTATCTGACAGGCTGCGTAGTTAACATATAATGTAGCGTAATCACTTCCATTTGCAGCGTGTGGACCAAAACGGTTTTTAACCGGAGCCACCTTCAAAGTTCCCATATCTGGATTGTAACCTAGCGTTAGTATTAAAGCCGGTAACTGACTGACCTTACCGTGAATGGCGCGTCTAGCTGGTGGTTCCGTAGGACTGCCGTACTCAGACTGCTCTGATACGTGATGTAATACAAGTACACACGCTTCAGTCTTGCGTGCCATATCGTGAAACTCCATCATAATAGCCCGCAGTCCAGCCCATTCGTTGTCAGTTTCGGCAACAACGTTCATCAAGTTATCTATAACTATCAGTTCAGGTGATATGCCATAAAGTTCAACATATGCTTTTACTTCTAATTCAAGATCATCCAATGATGGTGATGAGTCAAAGACCCACTTAATATGTTTTAACTTCTCAAAGTATTTGTCATAGTAATGAATATTGGTAGCCAGACTCTGCTCAACCGATACCTGAGAATGACCTGATAGATGGCTAACTGCTCGCATCATTACAGTAGTGGTGTCGGTATCGGCTGAGAAGAATAGTGTCGGCACTCGTGCCTTAACTGCATAGATCAAAGCAAACATAGATTTACCAACGTTAGGAGCGGCAGCAACCATACAGACTTGTCCCCTTCGAAACTTAATCTGCTTATTTGCTAGAGCACTCCAAATATCAGGAAGAGGTGTTGCTTTTGTAAGCACACTAGACCAAGCTCTTGATAAATCAAGCAACGCCTTCCTCCTTCAGTAATATTTTTCTTTTTTTTCTAACTGCCTCGCGTTCACTTTCAGATAGACCGCCCCAAATTCCATAGCGTTCCCTTTTTAATCCCCATTCCATACATTCATTCAAATGTGGGCATCTTGAACAGATAGCCTTAGCCATCCTTAACTCGGTAGAATTACCACCTCCTTCTACCCTTTCGGGAAACCAGAAGTCTCCGCCTACTTCGCTACACGCCGGTTCGTCGAAATTGAACGGGTGTTGCATACAATTAACGAACCCAGCGAGTATCGCATTTGTCTAGAGCACCCTTTGGCGCTGCGCACATCCAGCCCTGCCAAGGACCGCGTGCGCTAGTTCCTGTCTTGAATGTCATATTACCGTGACGGCAAGCATCGGCGGTTCCTGGTGGTGTCGCTACTGGTGTTGCATTGAATGCAGTAGCAACTGATGCAACTGTTGCTGCTACTGGTGCTGCCGGTGATGAATATCCAACGCCAAGTTCTGCCCCAGTTGCTTTGATGTTTGCAGCGTTCATTGAGATATCAGCAAGACCGGCTTCGAGTTCGCTTACCGATGCTGCGTAAAGATTGATTAGTGTTCCATCAGATAACTTATAGTTGATCTGGAACTTGGTTCCTTCTGTTGCCATACTACTTTCCTCCAGTTGATTTGATGTTTAGTCTTACTGTTTCATTACCTGTTTGTTTAGGTGTAAAGCCAAGAAGCCTTTGAACTTCCTTTGCATCAATTGTCTCGCGACCTTTGATTGTTGTCCAACTGATTTCAATACCAGAGTTGGTAACTCCGATAGTTCCTTCAAAGGAAGCTCGGAGTGAATCCTTTTCCTTATCAAGTTCTTTTATCTTAGCATCTAATTCTAGATACCTTAAAGCGTTTGTGTCAATAGCCTCGTCCTTAATGATTACTTCACTAAGAACGATACGTTCTTTTTTTAAGCCAACACAACCCATCTGTCCAGATGCGTCATAGTACTGGCAGTAATCCTTACAAAAGGATTCATCTTTTTCTGGATTTGGCGCTACCGTTGAAGCCTTAATATCATCTAACCAAGCCAGCGCTTCTAGCGCTACTGCCTCGTTATAGGCTTCTGTAAATACCTTAACATCTTTTTCGTTGCCATCTCTAGCAATAGCCACAAGGTTAACTGTCTTAACCTCATAGCCGTTCTTGGATAGTAAGTATCCGTAGACCTGTACCTGCCAGCGTTGCTGGCTGCTAGGAAAGTATCCAAGATTTTTAATCTTAGAAGTTTTCCAGTCAATTACAGCACCGGTTGATGGTACGAATAAGTCAATGTGTGCCTTCATATCTCCATAAGCAACTGGTGTTTCTACTAAATATTCTTTGCCTTCTGGATCTAAGTGGCAGATAGCTTCTTCGATGGCTGCGTGGATAGCAGTACCCATAATCGCAGCCAGTTTAGATTGGTTATCATTAGTTTCAGGTTGGTCATTTAATCTATACCAAACCTTGCGACGGCATCCACCTATTTCTGATGGTCCTACCTGTGTTTGCTTACTGCGATCACGACTTGCATCTTTATTATGCAGAACCGTTAACAGTAATTCCTTCGGATCTAAGATCGCCATCTGCAACCATCCCTATACTGAAGCCAAGTATCAAATCCATAAGCCGCTAAGAATCCAACCAAAAAACTAAATGCAGATAATGCAATCAGCATCTTCATATTACTTCCTCTCTTGAACAACAATTTGTATCGGTGGACAAGTGTTGATATCTAAGATGGATGATATTTCTATCGCCTTCTTAAGTACCGCACTTGCTGTGTTGATATTATTATAAGCACTCTTGGGTATGGAATACAAGTACCCAAGGCCATAACTCCCACCAGAGCCTAAGCCAAATAATCCGCGCTCGGATGCGTTAAAGGATAAATCTCCACCTATAGAATAAACGTTACCATTAAAAGATATTAAGAAGCCGAAGTTCGTTTCCTTTAGATCTATCTCATACCCATTTTCCTTGAAAGCGTTGTAGATACTAGGGATTATTTTCTTACCCATAAACAGGGTTGGATCTTCGCCGCGATAAGCAGGCGGCTTCCACGCGTATGCCAAGATATCGCCAGGGCGTGAATCACCGGTTATGCCGATGAGATATCGAGCTGTCTCGATTATCTTCGGTGTCTGGATAGAGATAACACGCTGATCGCCATCTGTTATCTGGCTATCAGCAGCAAAAACTACGAAGTTATCTCTTTGTATACCCACCAATGTTGTCATAGCTGAATCTTACCATCATACGGTGTGTCGTTGCGTTAGCAACGCTGTCTCTATGTGTATAATATGAGCGATAGCGAATGACATCACAGGTCCCCTTGCGGGGACGAGGCTGTAAGCCGAAGAGGCGACTGACCTACAGGAAGGAGCCGTTCCGATCATATGGTACTCCGTCTACTCACCCTGCCAAGAATGAAACGCAATCGCCAGAACCCCCTTCCAGAGGTCAAGGGGACAGATTTAAGGTCATTAGGACCTATTCACGTATGTCCCTGTGGGTCACAGGTATTTAACGTTGCAGCGTCCTTTGAGAACTATGACATATCAATGTGGTTTATTGACGCTACCTGCTTTAACTGTGGCAATTTAGTTGTAGTTCCTTGCCCAGTTGATGATCCAGAATACCAAGAGTAAATGCAGAAAAAGCCCCCACCTTCCCGTTAGGGAAAGCAGGGGCTGTTGGCCTCGCAGTAATCTAATTATTCAGAACCAAGACCGTAATCTCCGTCGTTCTTATCAGCCCATTTAATGGCCGGGGCTGCTAGAGCACCAATCATAATGGCATACTGCGGGGCTAAATCTGTTAGTAAAGCAATGCCCATTACTACTGCTGATGCCGCGATAGCACGAGCATAGGACTTAATGGCAGTTACTTGTTTGGTGGTTAGTTTAATCTTCTTCATTTGTACTCCTTCTTCTTAGGCAATGGCTTAGGGATTGAAGCCTTTACTTTATTTATTTCTTTGGGCTTACCCAACCAAGCAAACCAAGGCGATGTGTCATCGCCACAGTTTTCCTTGATTGAGATATGTAGATGCTTGTTGTGTGGGTTAGAACCAGTATATTTTTTATCGCCCTTTTCAAGAGACCAGATACGACCCTTAAAGATTAGATACTTAACACGCTTATCAGCCTTAAGTCTTTTATAGATATCAGCGCAATCTATTGAATCTATAGGGTCG